ATGTTTTTTCTCTCGGCTACTTTCAGTTGAAAATTCCGGTAATACGCAGCCCTGTCAGCACTGCTTTTATTCCGCATATTTTTACAGTGGCTGAAACGCAAGCAATATGGAACACAGTGGATCATATTCAACCCTTAAAGGTTTATCCTAATCTTCACAAGTGCATTCCTGTATTGTTTCGTCTGTTGTATGCCTGCGGTCTTCGTATTTCTGAAGCACTGCAGATTACGGCGGATGACATTGATTTCAATACCAGTGTCATTACGCTCAAACATACCAAACTGGACAGGGAGCGCCTAATTCCATTGTCTGATTCGCTTGCGAAAGTGATGAAAATCTACTTAAGTGAACGCGCAGAAATCTTGAAAAAAGACTCCCCAATTTTTTATTACAGATTTGGGCAAGTGCTGACTGCAGGGACAGTTTACAAGCGTTTCAGAATGATTTTGCAAGACAGCGGAATTCCATACGAAGGAAAGCTCAGAGGCCCCAGACTACATGACTTTCGGCATACCTTTGCGGTTACTACAATGAACAATCTTTGTGCGCAGGGGAACGACCTTTATGTCACGCTACCTATTCTCTCTGCCTATCTTGGCCATGCAGGCGTGAAGTCGACGGAACGGTATATCCGCTTGACAGAAGATCGCCTGTCAACAATTATTGACAGCGTTCAAATTTTTCTGCCCAATGTGTTTCCGGAGGTAAAAAAAGATGCGGAATTTTGATACCTTTGGATACTACCTTAATAAATACCTAACGGTATATTTGCCAGGACAGCGTGGGTTGTCTACGAACAGCATTCTTGCGTACAGAGATACATTTTCATTGCTTCTTGTGTTTCTGAAGAACGAAAAGCAGATGGTACCGGAAAGATTAGCGATGTCCTTTTTGAAAAAAGACCTCATATTGGAGTTCGCTGAATGGCTTGAAGACACGCGGGGCAACAGCCTTTCTTCGCGGAACCAGCGATTCGTCATCTTACGAACGTTCTGTAGGTGGCTTTCCACTGAAAATCCTGAGTTTTTGAAGCTATCTGAAGATGTTTTTAACGTCAGAATTAAAAAGACTCCAAAGCCTGTAATGACATACCTGTCTACAGATTCCATTGGTTTTCTTTTGTCGCAACCCGATTCATCCACAAATGAAGGACTACGCGATTTGACATTGCTTGCATTGACGTATGACACGGGTGCCAGAGTCAGCGAGATTACAGATCTGAAATTCAAAGATATTCGCTTTGAGGCCCCGCCGATAGTAAAACTGACCGGGAAGGGCAACAAAACGCGGATTGTTCCACTTCTGCCGCAAACAGTGATCTATTTGACTGAATACACTGCAAGATGGAAAATTAAAATGTCCGAATCCCAGAACCACTTTGTGTTCACCAATCGCTCTGGAGGAAAACTGTCCCGCTCGGGCGTCAAGTATATTCTGGATAAATATGTTAATGCCGGAAGAGAAAGCAACCCCATACTATTCCCCGACAAAATCACTCCACATACCTTGCGACACAGTAAGGCAATGCATATGCTTCAGGCCGGGAGCAATATTGTTTACATCCGTGATGTTCTGGGACATTCTGACTTGAACACCACCGAACGTTATGCTCGTGCGGACACTGCTATGAAGCGAGAAGCCTTGTCAAAGGCTGAGATAAAAATGCCAGATCCTGTCATTGATATGGAAAAGTCACCTTTGGCGTTTGCGGAGCACAGTATTGAGGAGAATATGACGAGCTGGCTGAAAAGTCTATTGAAAGAATAATGTAAAGACAGCAGCTGGGAGACACTGGAAAAGCACCGAATTTTGTCGGTGCTTTTCTTCGTCCTCAACATAATCACTTACTCTACATAAAACAGCTTATGTGAAGCTTCACATAACGGGATTGCAAACACAGCGAAAAAGGAGGATTCCGCTTGAAGAAGCAATTCTGGAACTGGGTGCGAAACGAGGACGGCACCCGAACATTGACATTGAACGGCACGATTGCCGAAGAGAGCTGGTTTGAAGACGACATAACCCCTAGGATGTTCAGGGACGAACTGAACGCCGGAACGGGTGACGTTATTATTTGGATCAACAGCCCGGGTGGTGACTGCGTGGCGGCGAGCCAGATCTACACTATGCTCATGGATTACAAGGGGCACATCACAGTCAAGATCGACGGCATCGCGGCAAGCGCCGCGTCGGTCATCGCCATGGCGGGTACCGAGGTGCTCATGGCGCCGACGAGTTTGCTCATGATCCATAATCCGCTGACGATAGCCATCGGCGACAGCGAGGAAATGCAGAAGGCGATCGCTATGCTGGACGAGGTGAAGGAGAGCATCATCAACGCGTATGAGCTGAAGACGGGTATGTCCCGAGCCAAGCTCGCACACCTCATGGATGCCGAAACGTGGATGAACGCGAATAAAGCGATCGAGCTCGGTTTCGCGGATGGTGTACTGACAGACGAAAAGAAGCAGGCGACGCACGACAATGTGACGTTCAGTTTCTCCCGACGCGCGGTCACCAACTCGCTGCTGAATAAGCTGCAGCGAAAACAGGAAAACAAGGCGTCTGCTGCTGAGGAGCCGCCTCCCGCGCAAACAACCGAACAGAAATACCCTGTGGAGCCGCTTTATCTGCGGCTCTCTTTGATTTCACACTGAGGAGGAAACGAATGAATACAGTTTTACAGCTGCGCGAGAACCGCGCGAAGAAATGGGACGCCGCGAAGGCGTTTCTGGACGTTAAACGCGGAGCGGACGGCTTGCTCTCCGCCGAGGATGCGGGGGCGTACGAAAAGATGGAAGCCGAGGTCGTTGCGCTCGGTAAAGAGGTCGAGCGACTCGAGCGGCAGGCGGCACTGGACGCGGAACTGAATAAGCCCACTGCCGATCCGCTGACCAGCAAGCCCGCACAGACCAATACGGAGCAAAAGACGGGCCGCGCAACCTCCGAGTACAAAAAGGCGTTCTGGAACGCGATCCGCGCCAAAAACCCGAGGCCGGAGATTCTCAACTCTCTGCTCGAAGGCACCGACAGCGAAGGCGGATACCTCGTACCGGACGAGTTCGAAAAAACGCTGGTGCAGAAACTGACGGAAGCGAACGTACTTCGCCCGCTCTGTCATGTGATTCAGACCAGCTACGGCGATCGCAAGATTCCGGTGGTCGCTTCGAAAGGCACCGCCGACTGGGTCGATGAAGAGGGCACTTACCCGTTGTCGGACGATTCCTTCTCGCAGGTCGTTCTCGGCGCGTACAAGCTCGCCACAATGATCAAGGTATCGGAAGAACTCCTCTCAGACAGTATCTTCGACATCGAAGGGTATGTTTCCGAGCAGTTCGGCAAACGCATTGGCGACAAGGAAGAAGACGCGTTCCTCAACGGTAACGGTACAAGTAAGCCGATCGGCATCCTCAACGCCACCGGTGGCGCGGAGGTCGGTGTTACTACGACGGGCGCAGTTGCGATCACGGGCGACGAACTGATCGACCTCGTGTACTCGCTCCGCGCGCCGTACCGTAAGAGCGCGGTATTCGTACTCAACGATACGACCGTCAAGCTCCTGCGTAAGCTCAAAGACGGCGATGGGCAGTATCTCTGGCGTCCGGGTATCACGGAAAACGCCCCGGACACGATTCTTGGCCATAAGATCATAACCAGCGAATTCATGCCGGCAGTTAGCGCGGGCAGCAAGTCCATCGCGTTCGGCGACTTCTCCTACTACTGGATCGCCGATCGTCAGGGGCGAACCTTCAAGCGCTTGAATGAGCTGTACGCCACGACCGGGCAGGTCGGCTTCCTTGCGTCGCAGCGACTCGACGGCAAACTCATTCTGCCGGAAGCCATCAAGGTCCTGCAGCAGAAGGCGTAAGGAGGAATCAAGGATGCAGATTGTTGAAGAACCGGCGGTCGAGGGACCGCACAACTGCAAGAATTACATGACCGATGGCGGCGACACATTGGTGATCGGGGGTACGCTTGCAATCGAAAGCGACGCTATGGTCATAGGATTGCCACTTGAAGTCGCCACCACCGATACGACAGGCGTGATGTATCAGGCTGGAAATCAGAGTATCAGCACCGCGACGGATGTCGCGACGCTGGTCAACGACCTCAACGCATTGCTGTTGAAACTGAAAATCGCCGGCATTATGGCCAAAGACCCGCCGGGAGCGGCGTGAGATGGCGACGCTGCTGAGCAAGGTTAAGGCGAACCTGATTCTGACGCACGACGCGGACGACGAGCTATTACAGCGACTCATCGACGCTGCCGTGTCCTACGCGGAAAGCTATCAGCATTTGAACGCAGGGACTTACGAAGTGGCGGGTATGCCGCCAACAACCGAGGTGGCGGTGATCATGCTAGCATCCCATTTCTATGAGAGCCGGGACGGCAGTACGGGCGGGTTCTTCGCGGACAATGTGCAGGCGGGGCAGCAGGTTTGGAACACGGTGAACACGCTGCTTCGCCTCGACCGCGATTGGAAGGTGGGTTCATGAGCTTCGGCAGAATGAACACGCTGATTTCGATTGCACAGAAAGTCGTGACCAAGGACGCGGAGGGGTTCGCGGCAAAAACCGATCAGGTTCTAGTTTCGTCATTTGCGTATCGGGAAGGGCGGCACGGTTCTCAGAAATGGGTGAACCGCGCCGCCTTCTCGGAAGCGACGGATTTGTTTCGGTTCCGCGTAATCCCTAGATTGTACGTAAACACCTCTCATGTGATTCTCTGCGGCGATGATCGCTTCGAAATTACGTCCGTTGAGGATGTGAAGGGCAGAGGAATGTATCTTGAGGTGCTGGCAAAGAAGGTGACGCCGGATGGCTAAGGTGAAGATCGAAATGCCGGATGAATTTCTGAATCAGATCGCCGGTGTGGGTAACGCACTCGACGCGGCGATTCCGAAAGCGCTTGCGGCGGGTGGCAAGGTCGTATTGGACAAAATGGCATCGAACCTTCGCGCGGCAATCGGGAGCGGTACAAAGATGAAATCCCGCTCGACAGGCAAGCTTGCCGTGTCGCTTGGTCTATCACCCGCGAAGCTGGATCGCGATGGAAATCTCGATGTGAAGGTCGGGTTCTCGGAGGGGCGCGGCGATGTAAGCAATGCTATGCTCGCGAACGTGCTGGAATATGGGAAACACGGTCAGCCACCGAAACCGTTTTTGAAGCGGACGAAATCCTCAAGTCGGAAACCGTGCATTGATGCGATGCAGCAGGCGTTGAAGGAGGAACTGGATCTCTCGTGAGCATGCTGGAAGAACTGAATACGATCGTCGAGAGAGCCGGACTTCTTGTGGAGACCGGCGTTTTCTCTGCCATAGCGCCGGACGCATATGTCGTGATCACGCCGATCTCGGAGCATTTCGAGTTATTTGCGGATAACGCGCCGGGCATGAACATTGAAGAAGCGCGTTTGTCGCTCTTTTCAAAGGGAAACTACGGCGCGATGAAACGTCAGCTCGTTCGGTTTCTGCTTGCGGCGGGATTCTTGATATCGGAACGGCGTTATATCGGGTTGGAAGAGGACACGGGTTATCACCACTTTGCCATCGATGTGGCGAAGGAGTATTTGGAGGAAGAATAGATGGCAACGATTGGGTTGGATAAACTGTATTACGCAAAGATCACGGAGGGAACGAACGGCGATGAGACCTACGCCGCGCCTGTTTCGCTCGCTAAGGCGATGTCCGCGGAACTGAAGATCGATATCAACGAAGCGACGCTCTACGCCGACGATGGCGCCGCCGAGGTGGTCAAGGAATTCAAGAGCGGCACGCTGACGCTGGGGATCGACAACATCGGCGCGGCTGTCGCAAGCGATCTGACCGGCTCGCGAATTGACGATAATAAGGTGCTGGTTTCCCAGAGCGAGAACGGCGGACAGCCTGTCGCAATCGGCTTCCGAGCGAAGAAGAGCAACGGCAAGTATCGTTACTTCTGGCTTTACCGCGTTGTATTCGGCATTCCCGCGACCAACCTGCAGACAAAGGGCGACAACATCACGTTCTCGACCCCGTCGATTGAGGGAACGATTATCCGACGAAACAAGCTGGATGGACAGGGCAAGCATCCGTGGAAAGCGGAGGTCAACGAGGACGATACCAGTGTACCGACGGCGACAATCTCGGGTTGGTACACGCAGGTCTACGAGCCGACATTTGCGGCGGAGGGTTAATTCATGGAAAACGACAGAGGCGCTATGATCCGAATCGGCAATCGGGAATATGAAATGCTCCTGACCACCCGCGCGACGAAAGAGATCGCGAAGCGTTATGGCGGATTGGAGCATCTTGGCGACAAGCTCATGAAAGCGGAAAACTTCGAGCTGGCGTTGGATGAAGTGGTGTGGCTGATCACGCTACTGGCGAATCAGAGCACTCTCGTGCATAACCTGCTCGAGCCGGATCATAAGCAGGAGCTTTTGACCGAAGAAGCGGTCGAACTGCTCACCACACCACTGGATCTCTCCGGCTACAAAGCCGCGATCATGGAAGCGATGGTCAAGGGGACGAAGCGCTATGTCGAGAGCGAGGAGGAACCCTCAAAAAACGTGTTGGTCGGGCAAGCGACGAAGAGCTGTTTGCCCGACTGAT